GTGACTCGGGCCAAACCAAGAGTAATCATATTTGAAGGGACCTTCCCCTTGCACCTGTTTAGGCTTGAACATCTCTTCGAACAGTGATTGTGCTTGGAGGAATTTTTTGTCCAGCGCTTCAAGTTTAAATGCAGCGCTTGCGATAGCGGGACAGCAGAAGTCTAGGTCCTTATCTTCTATAAGATTCGATGCTAACTTTAAGATGGTTGCGGTGGTGACTTCTTTGGTTCCGTCATTTTTAATGTTCATTTAAATCTCCTCGATTGTAATACGGATGCGACCAGTGGCAGGGTTACGACCTATGATCACGCTGGTTGCTTGTTCGCCAGGCTTGGTTGAAGGAAGGACTAGTTCTACTTCCTTTGTTGCGGTGGCAACTTTGGTTGTAGCACGTCGGTCTGTGAAGCTGGTGACTTGCGGCTCGGAGGGTGCTGTATGCTTTTGTTTCATCTGCCTTGTAGGCAGGACAAACGGCGGGGACTTGGGATCCCACACATAACGGGCGTCTGTGCTGGAACCTGTTTTAATGACATGACCTCTCTTTATGAGAGTTTTAATGAGGTCGCGTACCTGAAAGGCATTCTTAGCATGCTTGCGAATGTCGTCCTTAGCCAGCAAGTCGCTCATGCCGATCGGACCCTTGCGCAAGTGTGCCTCGAGGAAATTGTACATTTGAGCTATCTGCGCGACCGGGTTGTTGACCGTGCCGTTCGAAGATTGTGCAGATTGCCCATTCGTTGAAGTTGCCATTACGTTCTCCTTACATAGATTGGGTTGGTGTTAGCTTGGTGTTACTTGGTGTTACTGCTTATCTGCTGGTGGGGCATTGAGCTCGTGCCATTCCCAGAAATAAGCCGGTGCAATATAGTTCGTTATTGCCCAGTCAATGCAGGCGCGCGGCAGACCATCATATGTTGCGATCAGTTTATCTTTGAGACCTAGTTCATTACGGGAATAGATTGCAATGCGGGTATGGTCTGTATCACCCGGTCTATAAGGATTCGTCATTTGTTGCTCCTTGGTAGGTGTTGCTTGGTATTACTCATCGAAGAAGCCCCAATGGTCTTCTGGTATTGGGGAATTATTTGGCTCTTCATGGTCTTCATGGTCGTCGCATTCAAGATGACCACCAAGCAACTCTTCCAAGACGTCGGATATAGCGGCTTCTAGTGTGGTCAGGTATTGTTTGCGATGGATTTGAGCCATTGGTTCGTTGGGGCGGGTGTGGCTTAATTAGTTGTATTTATCGTCTGGGTTAGGTCTCCCCATCATTGCATAGTAGGTGACGCGACGGTGTAACGGCAAATCGCGTGCTTCTGCATCATGCTCGGACAACGGGGCGCTTTTCCTTTCGGGGGTTGATTGGATAAATGCCTTTGTTGTTGTGAAGTCTTGGCGCTCGATTGTCTCAAACATGGGGATTTTTATACCAAGCAGAGATTCGTAATAAGCTGCTACTTGGTCCAGATAAACAGCATTGGTGAACCATTCTTCAATGCTCTCGGCTGTTTCTTTGCCTGGGACTTCATAGCCTAGCAATATCGCGTTATTTGTTTGCTGTTTGCGGAGTGGTAAGTTACCGCTGAACAGGTCATGTGTAAAGAAATGAATACTTTCTTCTAGTGTGTGGTCTTTCATGTAATTTAACAGAGCGGTTCCCTCACGCTCATCTTTATTACCAAAGAATTCTTTATACTTCTGGCAATTGGTTTTAGCTATGATTTGCTGCTTTTGCTCTTTCTTTTCCAGACTTGCGTATAGGGCTCTTGTTGTTGGAGCGAGCTCTTTTGGATTCATACGCGGTCGGCCCATTGTTTGCCCGGTGTCACCGTATGGGTTGGGCTTGTTGGGGTCGGACTTGTTATTGGATTTGTTGGAGTTATTAGAGTTAGGTTTGGGACATTGAGAAATTTTAAACTTGATTTCCTGTATGACGAACTGAATGCGTTTTACTTCCAACTTAGCTTTTTCTAGGTTGGAAGACTCTTGGGTTAGTTGTTCGGTTAGTTGTTCTCGCGTATTTGGCTCATCCATGATTGGTCCCGTTAGGTTAATTATGAATGCTAATGCTAACACGCTTAATAAAGTATGTGTACTTTATTTTTCGTTTTGGTTGCGGGTAGTTACTTATTAGGGGTGTTTTAGGGGGCTAAAGCAGCTAAAATTAGCAGTTTAGCGGTTAGCCGCTAAATACCCCCTTACATATTCTAAGTAAGTACACCTAAAAATTTTTTTAAAACGACTTACTTAGTATATAAAAAAATCTGGGTGTTAATAATTACTAATAATACTAATAATATACTACTATACCCTTTATAAACAACAACTTATCCCCATTATTGCAGCATTAAAGTCATGTTAATGCGATAGAACATCACAAATACCCTCTGTCACAGGGTATTAATTATGTCTATTCAGTCCAGGTGACCGGGCAAACAATACAGCAAATCATCTTGGTGGATCTTCCCACTTTGGGACAAATCGTTTATCGCAGCGTTCACATTTTCAATGTTGAAATCCGTAGCACATTTTCGGCAATATTCCCTCAGCTTTTGGATAGTCTGTGGACCATGAAGTTTCAAGCTTGCTTGAACAGCCATTATGCAAGGATAATGCAGAGTAGCTATTGGATCTTGTCGAGTCCTGTTGCTACCACGCAACCGCTTCACCTCCGCTTGCAATACTTCAACGACTTCCATGACTTCATTGAAGGTTATAAGCCCTGAACGATTGTACGTCATTGCTTCTTCTAAAGTTTTCATAATCTATTACTCCTTTTAATAAGATTTTAATTCAGACCGCAAAAGAGCAGCTCGCTTCTGGAAATATGCTTCATTCCGAAGAGCTTCTCGGGCTTTATGAGCCTCAACCGCAGCGCACATATCGTAATGTGTGGTTAACCTTTCCATCTGCCAGCATTTAATCCTAGTCGCGACAGGTTTCACTGCCAAGGCTAATAATTCAGGTACATTGATTATGGTTTTTGTCTGCATTGTTGGTCCTTTGTTAAACGCTGGGCAAGCTTGTAAAAGGGTTAGGGTAGGGTTGGGTATTACCGCGCTATAAAAACAGCTTGCCGGGTGCTTGCCGTGCGGGCAAATGGGGTTTGTGGTGCTAGGGAAGGTTGCCGTTTGTGTAGTACGGTAAATCTCTGTGCAATTCATGCGGATCGGTACACAGGATTTGTTCTTGTATTTGGATGACAACGAGATACCAGACTAAAGCCATGTGCTGGTCATTATTTTCTTCCAGGCGCTTGATGTGCTCTTTGTCGGCCAATTCGAGAATAACTTCATTGGTTATACCGTTTCGAATGAGGCAATCAAGAATGTCATTTGCTTGTTCAATGCGGCCTTTGAGATCGATCGCATTGAAGCGTTTTGCATTTACCATAATTTACTCCTTAGATTTGATTTTGGAAGCTTCCTCGAGGGAAATCCGGGTAACGCCACGTACAATGCCACGGAAGACCCAACGAACAACTATAGCGCCGACGACAATCCCGCCAATTATGATGACAAAACCTAAACTAGCGTCGCTGTTCATGTTCTTTACTCCTTGAGGTAAAATAAGCTACACGGAAGGCGAGCCGTGCCTCGTTGTAACCTTCATGATAAGCACGATCGGCTTCGATTCGGTCAGTTAAACAGCTTTCAGCAGCCCTGGCCTTACGAAACCAATCATTTTCGAGATAGTATAATTCATTATCATGTGCGCAAAGAGCATTGGCAGCTCGTTCCCCACATCCGCAATAAACTTCTGGGCTATGATTCATATTATTTTCCTAAGCGTAGACCATGCGCGACCAATTGCCGCTAAGTTGGGTGGTCATCCACTGACGCCCGTGAGGGCGTTTCGTCGTTACCGACTCATCAGAGTGGAATTAGAACTTCGGGAGTGTTCCGAAACCCGGGTTCCAAGCAGCTTTTTCTTCATGGACAGCATTGATTCTCGGCAAACGGCCTGAGACACCGTTGAAAGCGCGCCAGCGAGCGTATTGCGTTTTAATAGTGTGTTCGTTTACGTCCTTGGTAGCCGGGTCTCCCTTCAGAGCGGAGATGGTTGCCACCGCACCGTGCTGGCTGTTGGTGATTTGATCGGCTGCTTCCCAAATCTTACCACAGAGGGTGTTCGCCGCAGGGCGCGTAATGCCATTTTGTTGCACTTTGTCCGCTCTTTGGGGTTTAACTTTCGCAGCCGGGCCAGTAATATTGTACTTGGCTTTCAGTTCTTCCAGTTCTTTGTTGAACTGTTCCCTTGCAGCGGGCGGAGTTTCCAAAGACGGGCTAGGGGCCACCGGAGTGCTGAGTTGTTGAACAGCAAATGCCATGCTGTCAACATTTGCGCGGCGTTCGCCTTTGCGCTGATCTTCGGTTACCGGCTGCACATCACCCTTCGGTTCTTCCAGCGGAGCTTCTTTCCCGAACAACTTTTCAGACTTGGCAATTTGAGCTTTGGTGGGGCCTTTTGCCTTAGCTTTGGAGCTAGGGGCAGCTTGAGTTTTAGACATGATGTGACTCCTTAAAATGCAGCATACACTATTAGTAGCTGCGGGTTAGGTGCTGAATGCACCGTTAAATAGTACAACTACAGCATCGCACAGAGTTGGCGTTTGCGCAAACTAATTCGCTTCAGTTGTTACAAATTAAATTGTAACAGTGCGATGCTATTCAACGTAAGGGTCCGGAATGCCTTCTTCTACATCCGTTAAATCAACGTTCGTGATTGCGAATTTAGGGTTGTAGACAAAAGCGTCCGTCGGCTTGCCCTCTAACAGACATTGGGTCAGCTCTTCCGCAAAGTCAGCCGCGCTGGTATGATCGTCGACTAGAAACTTTACAACTAGGTATTTCATCATAGCTCCTAAGTGGTACATCCACAGACCTCCTCGCGGAGGTTTCGCCGTCTAACGGCTCATCAGTGTGGTTAAGATTTACAACAGATCGAAAACGTAGTCCGGTTCCAACCCGAACTCGTCGTGCAGGATTTCTTCCGGGTCTTCACCTTTTGCAACGCGACGTTTGGCGTCGTCGATCATGCTTTGCGCATCACGTTGTGACATTTTATCACGACGCATGATCGTTTTAAGTAGACTTTCCATTATTTTTTCCTTTTGTCACTTGCAGGTTTGAGATGCCAACCAAGTCGGCGGCGGATTTCCTCTTGTGAGGGAATCGGTAGTCGTGACTGTGAACGTCGCCGCATGTAGACACGAATAAGTTCTTTTGCAGTAGACATAATTCTACTCCTAAGACAGTGCAAAGCGCACTCAGTTGACTGCTGTTGCCAACAGTCAAGAAAGTTGCTCTCAGCTGACTTCACGTTCGATGAACTTACGTAGCACCTTGGTCATTGTTGTGCCGTGCTCAGCGCATTTGGCCAAGAATGCTTCTTTAAGTTCAGCCGGGATACGAATGTTCAGCGGTACAGTTTGTTCCGCTTCGTCATTTTCGTATAGTTCATTGGATGCTGCCGGAATAAGTTTTGCCATGATGGTTCCCTTGATTAGAAGTAGATGCAAAGCGCATCCGCAAGCTATCTGTCACATAGCTTGCAGCAGTGCTTTATTACTCTTTAAATGGTTCAACACAAATTATGGTGAACCAACCATTTCCTTGTAAAGAAATCTCTTCCATTGCTTCTGTTAAGTAGTCTGCTTGCTCCAACCAGTTAAAACAAGTAGCATTTTCTACAGTGGGGAAGTAGCTTCCTACTTCCCTATTCCAAAATCCATGTTCTGTTTCAATTGCAAACTTAGTTAGCTTTGCTTGTTCTTGGAACTTGTCTTTTGCTTCCAGTTTATCGGAATGTATGCCCATAATAATTCCTTTCAGTATATGTACCCTACTATTAAGATACATATACATGGGTCCTGTCACGACCTATGTATAGCATTATTTAAAAGTCACCCACAAGCGGTAATCTTCAAAATATTTTTCAATGTCAGTTTCTTCTATTTCAATTTCTTCTGCTTCAGAGAAGCTAGCAAATGCATCATCTGCTTCTAATGCTCCTTCTAAGTATTCGTCCACTTGGTCTAATTCGCAATCACGTTCAAACAGTGCGTTGCGTAAATTAATTTTTGCCATGTCATGCTCCTGTATGTTGTTAACATATGCACACTACAATAATGCGCATATGTATAGTGCCTGTCACTACCTATGCTAACTGCTTTTACTTTTCAACCAAATCACCATTTTCATCAATTTCACAATTAATGCGTTCCAAAAGGTCATTCAGCACGTCACCAGTTTCATCCTCAAGTATGCTGCACAAACTATATGCAACTTCTTTTTCTTGTTTTGTGCTATTCACGTCAAATGTGTTTAACAGTGTTTCAGCAATTGCTATTTGTTGGGTATTCATAATGTTGCTCCTTAGTACAGGTTAAACTGCAAAGCGCAGTCATAAGCCACCTGCTATCAAGTAGCTTATAAAGTGCTTTACTGCTTACATGTAGTAATGTGCAAATTGTTGCACTACCTCACCAACTTGGGCCTTGTTAATTGTTTCAGGCAGCTTGTGCGCTGTTATGTAGTCAGCAACTACAAGCTTACGTGCGGCCAGTTCATTTTTACTATCAGCTGCGTCACGTTGCACACCATCAGTTACGTTGCTTACATTTAGCAATAGTTCAAATGTGTTAATCATGGTATTACTCCTCAGTATATGCTGGCTACTATTAATCAGCATATACATGCCCCCTGTCACGAGGTATGTAGCTAACCGGCACATTCAAGTAGCTTATTGTATGTGTTGCGGTAGCATGTTACACCATGTAGCAGTTTTAGTGCTTACGCGTATAGGTAATGTTTTATGCTTACTAACTTTAGGTTAGCAGTTGTTATACACCTTGTAATACTAAGGTAGCAGTACGTTTATATACACCATTAACATGGTAGTGCATAGTATGTGCAATGTTGCTATACACACTATGCGTATAGGTTGTTAAATAACGCACGCTACCTTATACCGGGTAGCGGTGCAGCACATTGTTATGCGTGCTGTTTTAATGCGCTGTTGTGCGCACACGGTTTATTACAATTATACGCTTACCACGCTTGCATACAAGCGCATGTTGTTTTTAGCAATATGCGCTGTTGCTTGTGTGCGTGTAGCAAAAACAGCATACAGCGTACCGTTACCTGTTTTGCTTTTGTTGCTTGTATACCCTTGCAACCTACCTGCAAAACCCTTGCTTACTACATAAAACATGTTACCTGTAGTAGTGCTAGGTGCGTTGTTAGGTGTAGTAGTGCGTAACCCTAATGCAACGGGTTTGCGCGTACCTACAATAAATGTACGTTGCATGGTATACCTTATGGTGCGTTATACATGTATATACACTATGGTATGTACATACATGTATGCACTACCCCCCCCCTAATGTGGGGTAGTGCTATACGCTTGCATTATTGCGCAGCTACGTATGCACGCTTAGCGTTTGCAAACTGCGTTGCTGCGGTAGCAGGGTTAATACCTGCTGCTTTGCAAGCTGCAAGGGTAGCTGCGCGGTTGTAATTGTTTGCTGCTGCAAGTGCGCGTACCTGCGCACATGCACCGCTTTGCGCACTTGGTGCATGCTTTTGTGTACCTGCTACGCTGCGCACACTAAGGGTAGTAGGTGCAGGTACACCATACTGTGCTGCAAGCTGCTGTACTGCAAGCATGTATGCTTGCTGGTTATGCGCTTGTGTTGCTGCTACATGTGCAGCAAGTTTTGCACTACGTGCACGTGTACGGTATGCGTTGCTAACTGCTGTTACGCGTTTTGCGCGTGTTAGTGCGTGTTGTTTGGTAAGCATGCTAAACCCCTATAAAGTTGTATATACAAGTGGTATTGCTACTTGGTACATACCTGCTGTAATGCTGCTAGGTATGTACACAGTATATACCTAGTACAGCTACATACAATGGGTTTATATACAGTAGTATGTAGTTCTGTTATACAGGTTAGCTATATAGCTTATTACTTTTAGCTATATGCAATGTGCAATGCGCATGTGTAGGTACGTATATGCAATACGGTTTAAACGCATTTTAAGGTACATTACAGCACATTACGGTATGTGTAGCTAGGGGTATAGCTTAGTACGCTTGCGCTGCGTATAGCGCGTTTTGGTGCGTTTGTGGGTGGATGCAAGAAGTGGACCAGGCTGTGCTGTAAGTAAATTGGGAAGTGAGTGCCCACTTCGGGGTACGGCCACATACCACAAAGGTAGACTTAGTGCGATCTATCATATCTATCTACCACAAAGGTAGACACTATGAAATCTATCTAGAACATCAACTTTGTCATACAACCACCTGACCCCCCCCCCATCTCTTTAATAATTCCACTCTACCGAACACCAATCCTAAAAAAAAAATAGGAATACCCATAAGAACGATCTATCATAAGCAATAATTGGACCAGTCTAATTATCCTCTGCGAGAGCCACCAAATTGCACCATCAAACCATCCAAAATCCTATAAAATATATTGCTTGCAACTCATATTGCTTGTGGTACATACTGCATTACCTGCTAGTAACCACAAAGCAAGGAGAGTCACTCTTAGGAAGAGAACTCAAACTTGTCTACATGCAAGACGCCGTTCGACAACAGTCCAGCGTCTCCTCTGTAGTGTGGTCATCTAGCAGGCCCTAAGACCGTCTTAACCCAGCCACCGTCTCCGTAAAGGAATCAAATGAAACAATATTTAAACCTGCTGCAAGACATCCTCCATGACGGGATACGGCAATCGAATCGTACAGGGATTGACACACTCACCCTGCCCGGTGCAATGCTCAAGTTCGACCTGCGAGAAGGCTTCCCTGCCGTAACCACAAAGAAGCTCGCATTCAACCAAGTCAAAGGTGAGTTAATTGCCTTCTTGGAAGGGACCAGCTCCCTAAAGCGATTTAAAGACCTGGGCTGCAATGTGTGGGATGCAAATGTCAATGCGCTAGGTTGGCTTACCAACCCTCACCGCGACACGCCAGACGACATGGGGCTCATCTACGGCACGCAGTGGCGAAATTGGTCGGACGGGATTGGGGGTAGCATCGACCAAATCCAACTTGCACTTGACACAGTCAGGAACAACCCAACCTCCAGACGGATCATTGTCAATGCGTGGAATCCTGCTGAACTGGATCAAGCTTGCTTGCCTCCGTGTCATGTGCTGTTTCAATTGCTACCGCACGTCGAGTCCAAAACCCTGCATATGACAATGTATCAGCGATCATGCGACATGTTCTTGGGTGTACCGTTCAACATCGCTAGTTACGCATTGCTCTTATCCTTGTTTAGTGCTTGGACAGGATATAGTGCCGGAACGCTCACCATATTTCTAGCCGATGCTCACATTTACGTCAACCATATTGACCAAGTTAAAGATCAGCTCGATCGCAGACCTTTACCTCTACCTGAGTTAGGCTTGTCCTTCCCGCATGATCCGGAACAATTACCTTTGGACATTTTACTCAAGTGGTTGAGGCCGGACGATATTTGCCTCCACGGCTATCAGCACCATCCTGCAATCAAAGCTTCTATGGCGGTTTAATATGCAAATCTCACACCACCCTGACACTTGCGAGATCATCTCGAACGAGGTTCTGCAAATCCTTGCAGACGCAGTCTTCGAAAAAACTGGACGGAAGCCGCTTCCTGACAGCGTGACTTTCAATGCGTACCACGGGAACAAGAAGATGATTGTAACGTTCACACTTCAGGACCCGGAGATCAAATGACTACGCAGATTCGTACGGTTCGGCAAGTCTGGCATTTCAGCCCTCCACCTGAGGACTCACGCCATGCCCCTATGCAGTTGCTCACAATCGCAGGCATCGGTGTTCAGGGCGAGTGGTGTGGTCAAATGGGTGAGCATTACTCCGCGTGGGCGCCTCTCACCCAAGGTAACGTCGAAGCTTACCAACGCAGTTTTAATTAAATCCTAACCACATGAATAAGATCGAACATTTATTGCTCTGTCTGGCTGAAGAAGCCGGAGAAGTGGTGCAAGCTGCTGGTAAAGCTGGTCGATTTGGCCTCAACGACCAACCTAGCCCTGACAAACTGTCGAATAATGAATACATTGTCCGTGAAGTCAATGATGTATTAGCTATCTTGGAACTTTTGAAAGAGGAAGGTGTTGACCTTCAAGGTATCGGTCGTCACCTAGACATTCAACTCAAAAAAGAAAAAAATGAAAAGAATGATGACTTATTCACAAATTTGTGGCACACTTCAACCAAATAAGGAACAATAGTGAACGACCAACCTAAAGAACCAATGAAAGAAGAGCCTGGTCCCGCCTTTAGCAAACAAGAGCTCGAACAGCGTCGGGCCGGTGCTAACCTTATCCAAGCTCTTAAAGATGCAGATAAGAACTTTTTGCTGCGTGTTGATAAGAACTTTTTGCTCCGTGTTGAAATGATCAACTATCAATCCAAAGAGATCCGTGTTAAATACGAGGCTTGCTTAGCTCAAGGGTTCAGCGAGGCGCAAGCGATTTTCCTTTCAACTCAACATTGGACCTAAGATGAATAAGACTCAACATCCTACTAATAATGGAGCCTTAGGTGCACCTAAGGATTGGGGCCAAAAAGATCTAAGTTGTGGCGCTTTGCCAATCACCAGGACTGAAATAGGGCATCTTGCTGCAATTAAGTCGTATTGGAAGCCTACCAAGAAAGAATTGATTGACCTTAATAATGGTGCCCCAGTTTGTCTGTGGGTTCTCAGCGATAAAATGGCTCCTGTCGCGTTATCTGTGGAGGAATAAATGAGGCTCTCTGACGACTCAGCATCAGACTTGTTCCATCTCATTTGCGGGCAAATGATTGGGGAAGGGCAATATAGACAGGTCTTTGAACACAGTTTGGATAAAACCAAGGTGATGAAGCACGATAGCGGAAAGAACTGGAGTAACATTAGCGAATACCAGATTTGGGCAGAGTTTCAGAATACTCCGATTGGTAAATGGTTGGCGCCGGTAGATTGGGTTAGTGCCCGAGGGCTTTGGTTGATCCAAGCTCGTACTACGCCGATTGCAATTGGCGAATTTCCAAAGAGGGTTCCTGCTATCTTTAGCGATCTAAAGCCTTCTAATTGGGGAATGCTAAACGGGCGTCCGGTTTGCCATGATTATGGGAACCATGCTTTGTTCACGTTAGTCTTAAAAGAAGCTTCCGTGTTAAAACGAGTTGTTTGGGAACATGAGGCGACATGATGAAGCCAGAAGACCTTGCAAAGCCGGGTACAGAACATGCTCATCAAGTTGCTCTTTTCTGTTGGATGTCACAACAATTTGACAAATGGCCTGAACTCAAGTGGGCTTACGCTATTCCTAACGGTGGTGAACGGAATGCCGCTGTGGCTGGGCGGCTCCGAGCAGAAGGTGTTAAATCTGGTGTTTCGGACATTTGCCTACCGTTTTCCAAGCGCACCTTTCACGGCTTTTATATCGAAATGAAAAAGCCTGGTAAGCTCAAAACAGAATCCGCTAATCAAAAAGAATTTGGTGCGTTCGTGACCACACAAGGATATTTGTACGCCTGCTTCGATAGTTGGGAGAAGGCGCGGGATGCAATCTCTTGGTATATGACTAACGAGGATAAATAAAGATGGAACTCTCAGAAGAAATGAAAGCTTTGAAGGAGCAAGTTGAAAATCTACTTTCCCGGAAGGGCTCCCCAAAGAACCCTGAAGAGATCCGCATAGCGTTGAAGGTTATCGACTTCATGATCCCCCACCGAATGCTTCACATTGTAGCAGATAGTCAACGTGTTGCTAGGGATTTTGCAGAGGTAATGTGTCGACCGTACAAACACATCAAACACCGGGAAGACATAGTAGGCTACAACAAGATCCATGTTGTGGTCTTACATACCGGGCATCGTACAGACCACCAGAAAGCAAACTATCTGGAAGTCAGGGAGCTTATCCGTATTTACTGCAGAGATGTTATAACCTGGCACATTGGGGAATGGCGTTGACATGAAGCTTGGGCAAAGCGCTATAAGCTGCGGTGTACCATAGTGTACCTGTACCGCTACCCTGCAAACTACGCGGTATGCCCGGTGCTATACCCTATTTGCCCAACCTTTTAACGGTACACCTCCCACACTTTAAGCAAATAAAGCTTGCCTTAGTTTTTGCTTCTAACATATACTCCAACTAATATTAATTGCATCATTGGAGTTGCGCCATGTCAGAGCAGCAGACAGACAACATCGACGAACCGGAAGTAGGAGCAGATCTGAGTTTCCGTGAGCGTGCGCTCCGTGACCTCTTTGTCAACGAATATCTAGTTGACTACAACGAGTATGCTGCCGCGATCCGTATTGGTTATTCCCAAGCTTACGCAAAGGAATATTCTGTAAGGTTTATGAATGAGCCTTACGTGCTCCAGCAAATCCGTTTGAAAGAAAATGCACCGACACCAGACGACTCTGTAGAAGACATGAAAAAAAGAGTGATGACGGGACTGATCCGGGAAGCAAATTATCGTGGCCCGGGTTGCTCACAAAGTGCCCGTGTAGCGGCCCTGTCCAAGCTTGCAGCAATCCACGGCATGGATGCACCTATCCGTTCGAAAACTGAGATAACTGGGGCAGACGGGCAACCCTTGAACGGTGGTGTATTTGTCATCCCTGGCGTAATGACTGTTGAACAATGGGAAGCTGCTGCTGCGGAACAGCAGACTGCTCTTGTCAATGGAACCCCCGCTGCATGACAGGGTTAATACTACCAAGTCAAGAACTATGCATACCGCAACGCAAGATAATCGTTCCGCCGGTATGGAAAGCGCTGCCTGGTAGTCAATCTCTCTTTTTGCAGAGCCCAATAAGGGAGGTTTGTTTCGCTGGTACTCGCGGCCCAGGTAAGACAGATGCAATGTTGATGTCTTTCGCGCAGTATTGCGGACGAGGTTATGGGGATTATTGGCGAGGCGTCATTTTTCGTCGGAACTATAAGCACTTGGACGACATTATCTCCAAGTCGAAACGATGGTTCAATCGCTCTGCACAAAAGCCTCGATTCTTGGCCGGCTCGAGCTCCCTCAAGTGGGTTTGGCCAACAGGTGAAGAGTTACTGCTTCGCGCTTTCGAGGATGAGGAAGATTACTGGTCGTACCATGGACACGAGTACCCTTTCATCGGATGGGAAGAATTAACTAGCTGGCCTTCAATTAACTGTTACGAATCGATGAAGAGCTGCAACCGCTCTTCGTTCCCCGGAACAGAACGATTGCCGTCTATCCCAAGATTTATCCGTAGCTCAACAAACCCTTACGGTGTCGGACATAATTGGGTAAAGAATTATTTTATCGATCCTGCACCCTATGGACAGGTTATTCGAGACGGTGAGGGAAATGCTCGAGTATGCTTGTTTGGGTCCATCAAAGAGAACCCTCACCTAGGTGAAGAATATGTAAAAACCCTTCAAAGTATTACTGATCCCAATAAGCGTAAAGCTTGGCTGGAGGGTAGTTGGGATATTACATCAGGAGGCATGTTTGACGATCTTTGGGACGCCAAGAAACATGTTATCAAACCATTTAAGATTCCTTATTCTTGGAAAATCGACCGCTCGTTCGATTGGGGTAGTTCCAGACCTTTCAGCGTGGGTTGGTGGGCACAAAGCGATGGCACAGACGTTGTAATGGCTGATGGTAGGAGTAGAAGTTTTCCACCAAAGACGTTGTTCCGTATCTGCGAATGGTACGGAAGCAGCGGGAAGCCGAATGAGGGTTTGCGGATGACTGCCAAAAACGTAGCGCTCGGCATTTTGTCTCGCGAGATACAGTTCGGTATTCAAAACCGAGTGCATCCGGGACCAGCAGATTCTGCGATTTACGCTGTCACAGACGATGCTTCAATCGGGCAGAATATGGAATCGGAAGGCGTCTTTTGGACGCTTGCGGACAAAAAAGCTGGAAGTCGTAAGAATGGGTGGGAGTTAATGCGAGATCGTTTATCTGCAACAGCAAACGACGATACGGACAAGCCCGGTTTGTTGGTTTTCGAAACTTGTCGTGATTTTATTCGGACTGTGCCTCCGATTCCTCGTGATCCTAAAGATCCCGATGATGTAGATACAGACGCGGAAGACCACGCAGGTGACGATACCCGTTATCGTGTATTAGCTGCTGACCAAGTAGCGCATAAAGTTAGAATTAGTGGAGCTTAAAATGACTGTGAAGAACGAACACGTTGATTACCAAAACATGACTGCAAAATGGCAGCGTTGCCTAGATGTCTGCAAGGGGCAAGACGCAATTCATGCAGCGGGTACCACTTATCTGCCAAGACTCGGGGATCAAACTGAGTCCGATTACCAGGCTTACAAGGATCGGGCCTCTTTTTACAATGCTACTTGGCGGACGGTGGTAGGGTTACAAGGTATGTTATTCAGGAAGCCTCCGGCCGTGACTTTTCCGAAACAAGCTGAGGCAATGTTGGACAACATTACGTTGACAGGAACCTCCCTTCACTTGTTTGCATTGGAGGTAGCAGAGGAATGTTTGAAACTTGGGCGTGTCGGGGTGTTTGTTGATTTCCCTGTTGCACCAATAGGCGCAACACAAGCGGACGTACTGGGCAGCAATTTTAGACCTTCAATGAAGATTTATTCTGCTCCAAGTGTAATTAATTGGAAAACAAAGACCATCAATAACTCGACTATGTTATCGATGGTTGTGATTAAAGAGGTTGTCGATTTACCCGGTGACGACGAGTTCGCCGATATTGCAAAAATCCGTTATCGAGTGTTAGATTTGACCTTAAATGGCAACTTTTCTAAACCTATTTATAGGGTTAGAGTGTTCGAAGTTGAAGATGACAGCGGTAAACCTAGGGATGTCTTAGTTGAAGGGCCGTTTTACCCAAAGATAAACGGAAAACATCTTGAACTCATCCCTTTCCAATTCATTGGCGTCGATGATGTTAGCTGGGCTGTTGACGAGCCTCCGTTGATTGACCTAGTGGATGTAAACATTTCGCATTATCGGACAAATGCGGACTATGAACATGGATGCCACTTCACAGGATTGCCAACACCAGTGATCAGCGGATACACTGTAGACCCTGCTAATACACAGAAATTCCACATTGGTAGCATGACGGCTTGGGTCTTCCCAAACGCGCAAGCGAAAGCAACTTATCTTGAATTCACCGGGCAAGGTCTCGATGCTTTGCGTACAAACCTCGACAAGAAGGAAGGTCAAATGGCCATCCTCGGTGCTCGCATGCTCGAGGTGCAAGTGCGCGGAGTTGAGTCGGCAAATACTGCATCCATCCATCGCGGTGGTGAGCAGTCTATGCTGGCGAGTATTGCGCAAGCTATCTCCATCGGCATTCAAAAAACGCTGGAAATGTTCTGCAAGTTTGCTGGTGCAGAAGGAGAAGTAAAGTTCGAGTTAAATCGTGACTTCTTCCCTGCACCAATGGATGCGCTAACCTTGACTGCAATTATTGCAGGGTGGCAGAACGGTGCATACAGCTACGATACAATGTTTGCAAATCTTAAGAAAGGTGAAATCGTGCCCGTGGAAGCCACCCCCGAAGCTGAGCAAGCAGCAATTAAAGCGAACCCGCCACCGGCGCAGGATGTGCCCACGACACCAGGCAACGCCTCCCCGAAAGGCCCGAAGGCTAACGAAACCCCTGCAACACCAGCTCCAACCATAACACAGTTACAGAATACATGATCTAGTGTGGTTATAAACGGAGGTCCTATGTCGAAGCCTAGCAAAGAGCAAGTTCGAGATTGGCAAGAAAAGAATCGAAAAGAACATCGACCTCCGCCTACTCCTGAACAAACCAAACGAGAACTTGGTTGGGATTTAATCAAAGAGACAAGAAAACAGAAGTCTAATAAATAATTACGTAAAGGCCTAAATAATCGTTGCGTTCTATTTTTAGAACGATTATAATTAGTTTGAAATCATAATCTGTCTAAGCCGGATTACTTCGTTGCGACTAGGTCGCTATCTTAACTTCCCAAGGGGATCACATGTTCAAAAATACAAACTACAGCACAATTCGTCACGCAACAGTTCTCACCGCTCGCGAAGATGACCCGGCAGCAGCCGCAGCGCAAGCAGCGCAAGCAGCGGTCGATCTACAAAAAAAGATCGATGACGCAGTAATAGCAGCGACCAAAGGTCTGAAAGACAAGAATACTGAATTGCTTGGCAAGATGAAAGAAGCAAGCGACCGGGCGAAGTTGTTCGAAGGTCTTGACCCTGCAGAAATGAAAGCGTTGAAAGAACGTCTGGAAGCAGACGATGATGCTAAGCTTCTCGCACAAGGCAAGAAGAATGTTGTTATCGAAAAATACACAGAGCGTATGCGCGCATCTCACGCGGATGAATTAAAAGCCAAGGATGCAAAGATTGCCGAAGAAGCAGCGCGTGCCGATGCTTGGCGTGGCAGTGTGTTGGATAACCAGATTCGTGCAGTAACCGCCGGGCTGCATCCGGGGGCTGTCGAGGACGCCCTGTTGCACGCACGTCAAATCTTTACGTTGGATGCCAAGGGCAATGCTGTGCAACTGGACTCCGAGGGACGTCCTGTATTGGGTAAAGATGGTTCCAAGCCGTTTAGCCCAAGTGAATGGATTGAGCTGCAAAAGGAATTGAAGCCTCATTGGTTCCCAATGAGCTCTTCAGGTAGCGGCTCGAGTGGCGCACGAGATGCAAGAGGCATCGGACGCGATTTATCAGGACTCTCCCCAACGGAGCGGCTGACTGCTGCACGTAGCGGAAAAAAATAAAGGATTTAAGATCATGTTAAAGAAACTTACCAATGTGTTTGCCGCCCTGTTTGCGGCAATTGTACACGACGTTCGTGAGATCGCTTACATCCAGATCAACCGATTTATGGTTAGTCACGGATTGATGCTGCACGCATTGACCCTTGTTGAAGCAGCAAAACTGGAGACAGGCGACATTATTCGTCAAGCAATTATCGAACTGTATGCGGGATCGTCCGACATTCTGATGAATTTAGGGTTTGAAAATATTCCCGGCAACGCGATGAAGTATAACCGTGAATCTTCTCTCCCTGGCGTCGGTTTCCGTGGGGTTAACGAGGCATACACACCTTCGACCGGTATCCTGAATCCGTTGACCGAAGCGCTGGTTATTGCCGGCGGTGATCTGGACGTTGATAAGTTCATTATTGACACAATGGGTGCCAACCAACGGTCTGTCCATGAAGCAATGAAAGTTCGTGCCCTGTCCTTGGCGTGGACCCAAAAGTTCATCAAGGGTGACAATCAGTCCGATCCGCGGGAATTTGATGGTTTGCAAACTCGTATCACTGGTGCCCAAAAGATTGCAGCAGGTTCTACGGCCAATGGCTCTGCGCTGTCTCTGGCAAAGCTAGACGAAGCGATCGACCAGACGCTAAACCCGACTCACCTGCTGATGTCTAAAGCTATGCGTCGCCGTCTGACTCAAGGTGCCCGTAGCACTACCGTAGGCGGTTTCATTACCTACACCAAGGATTCCTTTGGTCGCCCGGTTACTGTGTATAATGATTTGCCAATCTTAACGGTGGACCTTGACCACACCAATACGGAAATTCTCCCGTTCACCGAGGCTGCTACGTCTGGAACAGATACTGCTACCTCCATCTATATTTTGTCAATGACAGAAGGTGGTGTTATCGGTTTGCAGAATGGCAGTGTCAGCGTCCGCGATATGGGCGAATTGCAAACCGCCCCGGTCTTCCGTACCCGCGTTGAATGGTATAACGGTTTCGGCGTCTTCAACGGCCGCGCAGCCACACGTCTGTGGTCCATCTCTGACGCAGCAGTTGTTGCGTAATGCCCGAGGACTGGTGCTTCGGCACCAGTCACTGAAGAACTCGTCAAAACTTAAAGGATTTACATCATGGCAAACTTGTACTCGCAATTCCAATACGATGGTGACTTGCTGCTCAAAGCGGCCGGACTCGTTGCAGCTTCTGCTGACGGCAGCATTCTTGACCTTGGTGAAGGTCTGGTCGACGGCTTTCTTGTTCTGGACGTCACTGCTGTGGAGGTGGCTTCGGGTAACGAAATTTACACCGTCTCACTTGAAGGCTCCAGTGTTGCAGCAATGACTTCACTATCGGTGTGCTTGGCGAAGATTGTTCTGGGCAATCTGGTTGTACCGATGGACGGAGCTACTGGTATAGGGCGTTTTGTTGTGCCGTTCCGCAATGAGCAAAATGGCGTTCTGCAACGTTACGTCCGGTTGAGCACCCTTGTGGCCGGTACCATTGCTACCGGTGTCAACTTCACAGCTTTTATCGCTAAACGTTAATCTACTAAAGCGTTCAATACTCACACCATGAAGAGGTTTGATCCCTTCTTCATGGTTTTATTTTAAGGAGTTGATCATGACACGAAATATTGAAGTTGAAACAGCAATCAACGCGAATATTAAAAAGTTCTCTCTTGTTGATTTGGACCAACAAACGGATACCGCTTCTAAAGGTACGGTCCCGGCAGCGGTTCAAGCTTATTGTGTGGCCAGCGAGTACGGCGACAATTTAATGCATAAAACAGTGCTTACGTTGACCGATCTCCCGATCACTATGCGGGACACCGAACAGGGCGGTGGGGCAAAAGTCTACACTTTCCCGGCCGGGCGGATCCTGCGTCTCGGAGCAACTGCTTCCATCGCTGTTACTACAACATCGGTCCTCGCAGACACGCTCAACACCGGCGTAACTTGTAATTACGGTGTGGGTTCCACAACTCAAGCTAGTGCAACGGTGGCGACAACTGAACAAGACTTCGTCAACGTTGCAGCCTTCACAGCTTCTGCTACAATCGATGTTGCCGGTGCAGTTGCAAACGGTGTCGGTCCAGGTGTCCTGGCGTCGCTCGACGGCACTTCGACTGCAATTGATGCATTTTTAAACCTTGCAGTGGCGTCTGCAACAGACATCGATGCTGATGCAACCGTGCTCGTTAATGGAACTATCACATTAGTCTGGTGTAACGTCGGCGATTACTAAAACCGAGGGGCTAGGGTAACTTAGCCTCATCGAGTCCTGGGATGTGCATCCAATGATTAGCAAACTATTCTTTTTTGTGTTGTTCGCGGTCAGTTTGACTGTATCCGCGTCCCCGCAGTCTGCAAAGATGATAACAGATGGCGCTGGTCGCTTGCTCCTGCAACATTATGATCCAATATCGGGCGAGTACCAAGAGACGTCAAAAGACCACGGTCTGCCTGTGCGTATACTCGGCGACTATTTTACAGCCGTTGGGTTTTCGCAGATACCGGGTCATTCAAGGGTGTCAGCGCTCGGTAATAATCCTGACATTGACGTCGCCGCGCCTGAGGATGTATGGACGGGCGGCGGCACGTACCCCTGGATGCCTGCTGCAACATCCCTTGAGATCGTATCAGGTTGCGCTGATGATTCAGCGTCAGGCATTGGCGCTCGCACTGTACTAGTCAACACGTTGTCTGGCACTTACGCCGAGTTGCCACAAATCCTAACCATGAACGGGACGAGCGCTGTACCGCTACCGTCACAAGGGTTGAGAATTAACCCGTCATTTATTCTGACCGCTGGCACCAATAGAACTAATGTTTGCGACATCACCATCCGGGATGCGGGCGGCGGAGCAACCCGGGCAGTAATCCCTGCAGGATACGGAATTACTCGGCAAAGCGCATACACGATACCGGCCGGTAAAACGTTAAGCATCGTTTCGTTTGTGTTCTCGATCACAAGGGCTGGAGGGGCCACCAAAAGCGCCACGATTGCAACTTTCATCCAGACGTCAGCGAATGTATACAGATTGCCGTTGGAGTTAGAGATTGCAACCGGATCACCCTATCTGCATCCCGGTCAACCGGGCGTCGTTTTGCCGGAAAAGACAGACTTTGCATTTCGTGTGACAGCCGTCACTGCGGAAAACACTAACGTCACAGCCGCTTGGCTAGGCGTGCTCAAAACCAATGGGGTTGACTAAAATGCCACTAATTACATGTTATGACCCAAAAGGGAATCCCCGGCAAAAAGAAACAGTAGATGCCCGAGAATGCTGCGAATACTGTGGCTATACGATGGCGCCTCCCATAAATAAAACGACAGAAGCGTCAGACGGGCCTTCTATGGTTGAGCCAATGGTGAATTCTGACGGTTTCAAGACACCTTGGGCAAAACCTGATTAATCTTAACAGGACTGAGGTCTACTATGGCATTAGTTGTAGAAGATGGAACTGGAAAAGCTGACGCAGAAAGTTATATTTCTGTAGCGGATGCCGACACCTACCATTCCAATCGTAACAGTACCTCCTGGGCAGTGTTGAGCACTGCAGTTAAGGAAGCTTGTCTCCGTAAAGCAACGGAGTACATGGTCAATCAATACCGGACAAGGTGGCTTGGTGTTCGGGTTGAGTCGAGCACAGGCCAAGCTTTAGATTGGCCTCGTGCCTTCGTTTACAGTGAACCATTCCTTAACGGTGCGGTGGGCGAATACCCATATTTGGTCGCAGATGACGTAGTTCCAACTGAAGTGCAAAGAGCTTGTGCAGAATTAGCTCTCCGTGCTAGCGCAACTACTCTTGACCCCGATCTTGAGCAAAAGGTTGTGCAAGAAACAGTTGGCCCAATTACGGTGAAATATGATGTAAATGCTCCTGTTTACGTTACTTATCGACAGATCGATAACATGTTGAAGATATACTTGAAAACTGGTGGTAACTCTGGCATGGTGCGGTTGACGCGTTGTTAACCTAAGTCTAACAGCTGATACAAATAAACCACTTGCAGATCTTAATATTCCGTGTTAGCATAGTCCAATTATCTAGCAATGTGACATCATGAGCTTCTATGATAGAATGTCAGCGTTAGCGTTAAAGCAACTGACTAAATATGGTCAGTCTGTCACGCTACGCCCATTCTCTCAAGGTGGTGGCGACTACGATCCGAATACAGGCGCAGCTACTCCGGACGGGGCAGACGGTGTTGAAGACGAGAGCCGGAAAGCGTTGGTTACAGATCAGCCCGGAAGTCAGATTGCACAGAGATTCGGGCAAACCTTGCAAAACGGGACACTGCTTCAGTCAACAGATAAATGGTTGTATATGGATGCAGACGGGCAAGTGCCAAAGTTGCAAGACCATGTTATTTTTGACAATACTGATTTTTCTATTATAAATGTTCAAGTTACAAGCCCTGGGGGGACACCAATATTATACTTATTGGTGCTGAGAGCATGAGTAACTCAATCAATGCTAAAGCTTCTTCGGATATGTTCAAGTTCATTGAAAAAGCTAAAGGGAAGATTCAGAAATTAACAAGAAACACACTGATGGAAATTGGTTACAGGATTGTCATGCGTTCTCCAATTGGAGATCCCTCAACCTGGCATCCGCCATACTGGCCGAAAGGCTACAGACCCGGTCATTTTCTTAATAACTGGCAACTCGGCATCGATGCGATTCCCCAAGGCGTGATTGCTGGAGAAGTCTCAAGTACTGGACCGATCGTTGCAAGATTAAGTAAAGTTGGACGCTGGCCTGTTGGGCATGTTTATTATTTTGTGAACAATGTGCCGTATGCTGCTGTCTTAGAAAGAGGGCTGCACTCGCCACAGGTTGGACCGCTTGGAATGGTAGGGTTAACAACAATGGAGTTCCCAGATATAGTCAGGGAAGCTGAAGCTAACTTAGCAGCAGAGGGCGCATAGTGTCAATTGTGAAGATCCGAGCAGCTTTAGAGATTGCTCTTGACGCAATGGCAGGAATCATCCCAAGCGTCAATATATCTACTTCCACTTCAGGAACAACTGCTGCTTTTATAAGTGCTTCAGCACATGGGATGACGACCGGGATGACTGTTAGTATCTCAGGTCATGTTGGATCAACACCAGATTTAAACGGGACTTATTTGTTTGTGTCGACAGGGGCTAGTGCTTTTAGCCTGCAACACCCTGTAACGAAAGCAGCGATCGCAAGCACGGCAAACGGTACGGGTGGGGTTTTAACTGCTAACCTTACCGCATGGGAAGGGGTAGGGTTTGCACCTGTTGCCGGGGTTGCTTTTCAGCGCGTAAACCTGTTGCCCGCTACCCCCTTTAACCCTAGCTTTGGTGGAAACCATAGCCGCGAGTCAGGTTATATGCAAGTCACCTTGTATTACCCTCTGCAAAGAGGGACAAACGCAGTGATGACAAGAGCTGAGCTTATTCGATCGACTTTCCCAAGGGGATCTTCGTTCACAAACAATGGGATAACTGTGCATATCCCGAAAACCCCGGAGATTTTGCCCGGAGTTGTGCAAGACGAAAATTTTGTAGTCCCGGTCAAAGTTCAGTATTGGTCCGATATATTTGCGTAGTTTCAAAACCTGCCGCGTGAGCGGCCCAATTCACCGCACTGGGCGGGCTACTTAAAGGAAATATCATGACAACGATTGCATCAGGTATTAATAAGCTGCTGACTTTCAAGAAACAGTCAGCTCTTGGCACCATCGCCACAGCAGGTTCTGCACAAAACTTGCGTCGCACTACATCGACTCTGGACAAGAAGAAGGCTACTTACGCCTCGAAGGAAATTAAACCTTCGCAGCAAGTCTCGAACTTCCGCCATGGTGTGGTTAGCGTCGACGGTACAATTAGTGGGGAACTGTCCGTTGGCACCTATCAAGCATTTACTGAATCTATTTGTCGTCAACTAGTCCTTGCAGCAGTATCGAGCGGTGCTCTGACTGATGTTACCGCTGCGTCTACCTCCGGTGCGGAAGGCACATTCACCACTGCTGGAGCCGATTGGTTGTCACTAGGCTTTAAAAAAGGCATGGTACTTCGTTGGACAGGTTGGGCAACCACTGGTGCTACGAATAACTCCACCAACATGTTAATCACAGCGTTGACCGCAACTGTAATGACTGCTGTTCGTTTGGACGGCGTTGCAGTTGGTGGCAAAGCGGCAGGCGATAGCGTTACGGCGCTGGAAGTCGGTAAACACACTTTCATTCCAGCTAGCGGGCATACCCGGGATTATTACTCAATTGAGCACAATTTTGAAGATATCACACAATCTGAGGTATTTACCGATTGCGTGATTACCCAGATGGATGTGAAGCTACCTGCAACAGGCATGGCTAACGTTGATTTCATGGTCAAGGGTTTGGACATGACAGAAGGAACAACTGGTTACTTCACCAGCCCGACTGCTGTCACTACAGGGACAACCCTCGCAGCAGCGAATGGCGTGGTTTACTTGCAAGGTTCTGCGGTTGCACTAATCACAGGGTTGAACTTCTCGGTCAAAGGTGGACATACCACGATCGGGGGTGTTGTTGGCAGCAATGTTGAACCGGATATTTTCCCGGGCACAGTGACGGTGGATGGTCAGGTGACAGTCCTGTTTGCTGACGCAACTATTCGTGACTATTTCTTGGATGAAACTGAAGTTGAGCTGATCTGTGTGTTTACAACAGATAGCTCCGCAACTGCTGGCTTCCAAGCCTATAGTTTCCCCCGTGTCAAGGTAGGCGGTGCAAATAAGGACGATGGTGAAAAAGGCCTGGTGATGACCATGCCTTTCACCGCATTGGAAAATGTCTCAGGTGGTTCGGGTACTAGTACGCATGCGACAACCTTCGCGGTCCAAGACAGCGCGTTCGCGTAAAGAATCAGGACGTTGGTGACTCCTCGTCCTGTGCTTTCCCCTCGGCCAAAACCGAGGGGCTTTTTAAACAGTAGTATCAATTAAAATAGGTAAAATATGAACACAGCACAAACAATCATTGCAGCAGGTTTTGATCTGGGCAATCTGGACAACCCTGACTTCAACCAAGTCACGCACAAAGTCGCGGTTATCGAAGACGCGGACGGTGAACCAGTCTCAGGCTTCTATATTGTGGGCAAAAACAGCGCAGAGTATCAAGAAGCGAACAACGTTGTTCGCCATGACAACATTAAGCGTGCTTCCAAGCGGAGCAAGCACATTGACTCTAGTACCGATGAAGGTGCCCAAGTTGTCGCTAATACTGTTGATCGTAACGAGAAAGCTATCGCCATTGCAATCACAGTGGGATGGTTCGGCTTCAACGCTGGCGGTCAACCGCGCGAGTTTGACAAGGCTCTTGTCGCAAAGATGTTTGACAAATTCCCGGTCTGGCAAGCTAAGGTAATAAATGACCTGGAGAAAGATTCAAATTTTATGAAGGTCTGATCCGAGACTTAGTAGAATTTGCCAAGTTCAAGTTTTATTGGAGCAGCGGGCAGTCGGATGGTGCGTCAACTCAGCAGCACGTTGACATTGCAAAGAAAAGCTGTTTTGCTGCCCTTGTAATTACGGATCAGACTTTTGAAGAGGCACCAAAAGAGATTTATTGTCCAGTTGAAGTTGAATATGTTTGGGACTGGTTTTGCGCATTAAGTAGGAGGAGGCAGAACGGAATGGCGCAGAATCCGCTTACTCACACAGAGATAACAGCATGGGCGGAGGGGATGAAACTAAACCTGTTACCTTTTGAACGTGAAGCAATTGTAAGAATCGACGACGCTTTCCAAAGTCACTCTAACTCTAAAGATTAAAATGGCAACTCCTCCAAGCGGCGGTACGGACATTGTAGCACTAGGTATCAGTGTTGACACGACGCAACCCGCGGAAGCTGCTGGAGCTTTAGATAAGCTTGGCACTGCTACTGTTAAAGTTGTCAAGAACTTGGACGATCTTAGCAACGCTACTGAGAAAAATTCGAAATGGGTATCAGATGCTACCCAAAAATACCAGAACCAAATCCAGGTCTTGGAAGCAGCGTGGAAAGCTGAGCAATCTATGCTCAATGCTGAAAAAGACGTTGATAAGATCCGTAGAGCTGCAGTCGGAACCTCTTCTGAACTTATCGCTAAGTTAGAGCAGTTGATTTCTGTTTACGGGTTAACCCGCGAACAAGTGATGCGATTGAACGCAGAGCAGCTTAACATGTCTGCAGCAGCTGAGCCGCTCATTGCCAAGCTGGAAGCCTTGAAGGCGGCAACTGCTCGTTATGGGGCAGGCATCACCGACCTTGCGAGTATCGAGGAAAAAGAACGGTCTGCTGCGATCTCCCTCAATGCGCAACGTATCCGTTCAATTAACGAACAAGCTGCTGCTGAAGAGTCTGCGCGCACCTCACTAAATGCGCAACGTATTCGTGCCATCAGTGAACAGAAAGCAGCTGAAGAGTCTGCTGCAACCTCTCTGCAAGCTTTCAGGCGTCGGACAATGGGGGAAAATCGTGTAGCTGCTATCGCCGAAATTGAGGCAATGGAGGCCGCACGGTTATCAGGTCTTGAACGTGAGCGATCTCGTGAAGCTGTATTTTCAGCATTCAAGAAACGTACGATCGCTGAGAATCAAGCGGAAGCTATTCGTAAAGCTAAAGAACACGAAGAAGCTGCTGTCAAGCTTGCAGAGAAGCAAGCCCTCGAAGAGATTAAATGGGCTCAGACCTCTACTCGTGCAAAGATTGCGGAACTGGAGCGTTTAAAAGCGTATCAAGCAAATACCGCTGTCCGTCCGGAGACAATTAACAGTTCTTTTTCAGGTGCAGCACTAAGAGACCTTGCTAATTTACAAAAGTATCACGATGAGGTTGCTAAGTCTGCCGGAGTCCACGGTAGAGCTAAAGCAGGGGTTAGTTCCTTTAGCGATTCTGTAAAAAACCTCGGATGGAATGCTCGTGCTTCAACTGAGCTTCTCGTCCTTGCTCACGAGGCAGTAGAAGGCCGGTTTAAAAGAATGCCTGGATCCTTAATGGTCCTAGGCGAATTTACTGGTGCTGCATCCTTAGCTTTTTCTAAGCTTGGCTTGGCAATTCTCGGCGTCGGCGCAGCGTTTGTCACATTAAGTTACGCTATTGTCAAAGGTATCCTCGAACAAAAGGCGATGAATGATGCCTTGATTTTTAGTGGCAATTACGCTGGGCAGACCGCCGAGTCCTTACTTGGCGTAGCTCGGGCTGCAGCAGATATGTCCGGCTCTATTGGTGTGGCCAAAGAAGCTGTAATTGCTCTCGCTGAAAGTGGCCGGTTTACAAGTGATCAATTTGCACTTGTGACAGAAGCCGTTGTTGCTTGGGAACACGCAACAGGTCGTGGGGTAAACAATATAGTCAAAGAATTTGAATCCCTTGCAGTTCAAGCTACTGGCCACACTAAACGTGCCTCTGAGCAGGTGTCTATCAATTTGATGAAACTTAATGACACTTATCATTTTACCACACAAGCTGTTTACGAACAAATTCGAGTTTTGGAATTGGAGGGCAAGCAGCGTGAGGCTTCCACCCTTGCCCTTGCCACCTATGCTGAAGAAGCGCAGCGTCGTTCTACAGAATCTGCCAACAATCTTGGAAAAATTGAGAAAGCATGGAAGGCGATTAAACATGCAACAGGAGAAGCTATCGACTCAATGATGAGTTGGGGTAAGACTGCTGGCCCAATGGAGAAATTGGCCCAAGCCCAAGCTGATCAAGCGAAAGCCCAAGCTGAGCTTGATCGACTGAATAACGGAGGGAAGGACCGTTTAAGCGCTTCTCGTGAAGCGTTGGCTCAAGAAGCTTTAGCAAAAGCCAATGCTTCTGTTGTAGCTGCTTCTAAAGAACTTTTAGGTGTCCAGGAACGTCTCTATGAGCAAGGTGAACGAGCTCGTACGCAAGCAGATGCTATTCATGCTTCTCAAGCTATATTTATGCAACAGCAACAACTCCAGCGTAAAAGCATGGGTGAATTGAATTGGACCTTAAAAGAGTATGAAGAACGCATTAAGGTAATCAAGGAAGGCAACCCTGATAGCATCTTGGTAAGCGATGAAGCTGTTGCTGACATGATTGCCGCTATTACAAAAGCACACACTCAAACTGTCAAAATTGTCCGCGATGGGCGTAAGCAACAGCTCTCAGCCCAAATGGAAGGTGCAACTGCGGAATATAATCTTACAAAGCAAGCCACGGAGACTAACGAGAGACTGTTGTCTGAAGCTTACCGAGCAGGTGTGGTCATGAGCGATAGCTATTACTCCGCTCTGAGAGAAGGGCGTGCAGATGAGCTACGTGCGGTTGACCGTGAATATATAACAAAGATTAAATTCTTAGCTGACTTCAAGGCAAAGGGCAACGATGAAAAAGAAGAAGTAAAACGCCGTCTGCAAGAAATAACTAACGCACATGAGCTTGCAGCGCAACGAATCAAAGATGCAACAGTTCAAGACGAACTAAAACAAACTAGTGCTAAAAAGAAGATTGAAGACGATTCGGACAACTCTATTGGAAAGTTTTTATCAGATCTGTTAAAAGAAGCAGAAGCGTTAGAGAATGCTAATCTGGCCCGTGAAAGGTCAAAGTCTGTAATTGAACAGGAAGCACTTGCTAGAACTAACAACGCTATTGCCGCATTGCAAGAGAATAGGGCTCGTCAAATTTTAAATGGGGCAAGTGAAGACGAAATTAAGCAGACTGAGAAGCTTATCCTCTACTTGGAACAGGTCGCCAAACTGCGCGGGAGGATTGTGGCTGCTCAAATCAAGAAGGACGAGAACAAGGGTTTCGACGACATGTTCAAGGACATGGAAAAAGATGCCAAGAAGCTTGAAAATGTCTTGTCTTCTTCTTTTGGAAACATTGGGAAGTCTATTGGTAAAGCTGTCCGTGCTTTGATGGAATATCGTAAGACACAGAACGAAATTGAGAAAGATTACAAAAAAGAACACGCCAATGCAGCGGGGGACCAGAAAAAAGAGATCAAAGCATTGGAAAAGATGCAGAAGGATTCCGCAGAAGCTCAAGTCAAGAGTTACGGAGACATGGCGGGTGCTGCTAAAGGATTTGTTAGCGAGAAAACGGCTGCTTATAGAATCTTGTCAATGACCGAGCAAGGTTTTCGAGCATTGCAACTGATGCTTTCTATCTCTGCAATGGTGATGGATAATACGGAAACTGCCAATTCTGTAAAGAACGCTACAGTAAAAACTGCAACTTCTACTACCGCAGGCGTTGCAAAAGCATTCGAGCAAATGGGTGTCTGGGGATTTGTGGGAGCAGCGGCAATCCTAGCTTTTATGGCAGCGATCGGCGCTAAGGGGTCCGGCGGGGGGAGTGGGGTGTCTGTTTCTCAACAACGTCAAGAAAAGAATGGCACCGGAACTGTGTTTGGTGATGAAACTGAAAAGTCCGAATCTCTTGCAAACTCAATCGACCTGCTTGCGGACAATTCTGATATTGCTCTGAAGCATACCTCGGGCATGCTATCTGCTTTAAAGAACATTGAAGCTAATATTGGCGGGTTAGCAAACCTTGTTGTTCAAGCTTCCGGTCTCCGTGGCACGAAGCAGGACGTTGATGCGCTCAATTTAAAAACACCTTCAGGAGTATTGTCTTCCTTATTTGGAGGGAAAACCCAGACGTTGCTAGACTCAGGAATTTCTGTATCTAACCAGAATCTTGGGCAAGCTCTTAATGAAGGAATTGCCGCGCGAACTTATTCTGAAATCCAAAGCGTTAGGAAATTCTTAGGTATTACTATTAGCACTAAAAAAGAGACCCGATACGGTGAGCTTGAGCAAGAGCTCAAAGACCAGTTTACCCGCGTACTGGCGGACATGGTGACTGGTGTAGCTACCGCTGCCGAAGGCTTGGGACGTTCGGGTGCTACCGTTCGCGAAACTTTAAATTCCATGGACATTTCCTTAAGCGAGATATCGTTCAAAGATTTGTCCGGTGAAGAAATTCAAGAAGAGCTACAAGCCTTATTCAGCTCCATTGGTGACAATATGGCTTCTCTCGGCCTAAGAGGTCTTGGAGTTGAGTCGTTTCAGAAAGTGGGCGAAGGATTGTTGGAAACAACGATCAGAGTTTCTTCTGGAATAGAAATTGCACAGTATGCATTGGAACAATTGGGGATTGCAGCCGTTGATTATACTGCTATAACACAGAAACAAGGTGACGTTGCTGTAGAGATGATTCGCGATAGCTTGTTGGCAGTAGAGGCTGGAAGTGGTGTTGCAGAAATGATCCGCACACTTACAGGAACCGCAGACGACTTAATTAGCGCTTATGCTGATCTTAATGAAGTACGAGACCTACTGAATTCCGCTGGTCTCAATGGTACTAACTTGTCAAGGGACACGGTACGTGGTGCGGGCGGGCTTGATCCGTTGAAGTCAGGTCTTGAAACCTATTCTGAAGAATTCTTCACAGATGCGGAACGACATGCTTTTGCACTTTCCAGGTTAACAATAGAGTTTGCAAAGCTTGGCCGAGCCTTGCCCGATTCTCGGGAAGGATTCCGAGCACTGGTGACATCTGTTGACGATGGTACTGAAGCTGGTGACCGTTTAGTTGGTAAGTTGTTAACTCTATCAGAAGCATTCGCTGACGTAATGGACTCGGCTGATGACACTGCAGAATCCATTCGGGACTCAGCCCGTGCAGCAGCAGACGTCAAGATGGAAAATCTGGAAGCTGCTTTTACACAGCTTCAACGTTCCGTTGAAGCTGTCCGTAAGCGTGCCATTGAAGATTATAATGAGACGGTTAAAAACTTCAATAATGGCATTAAAGATGTAAATGCGTCTATTGGTGCTTTGAATCGGTTAGCGGGTTCTTTACGTTCCACGATTGAACGTATGCGTTTGCCGGTCGAATTTGGTGCCGATCGTACTGCAGCACAAGCTCAAATCATAACTGCTCTAGCTATTGCCCGAGCTGGTGGAGTATTGCCGAAAATTGAAGATTTACAATCTGCCTTAAATGTCGTTAGCCAACCTAGCGAGCAACTATTTAGCACATTTTTGGACTACCAACGTGACTTCATAATCACCAGGAATAATATTACTGGTCTAGCAACACTAACGGACGTACAGTTGACGGTTGAAGAACAAACTTTGACCACACTGAATGCCCAACTGGAAGCTGCGCAAGCCGCGCATGAAGCTGAGATGGGTAGTCTGGACGCGATCTTGGAAACAGCTCGTAACGAGATAGATATCCTCAACGGCATCCGAGTTGGGGTGCTCGCAATCCCAGAAGCGTTAGCTCGGTTCAACAGTGCCCTGGGTGTGGCAAAAGCTGACCCAATCCTTGGTTCGACGGGTGCTATTTCTGGTGCTTATAACCAGTATTTGCATCGGGATCCGGAAGAACGTGGTCTGACTTATTGGCAAGACCAAGCGGCAACTGGTACTTCAGTTGATGACATTGTTTGGAACATTGCTAACTCTAATGAATCGAAGATTCAACAATTGTATGGAAGCATTCTTGGTCGAGTTGGTGAGGCTGCAGGAGTGGATTATTGGACGCAAAAGCTTGAGCAGGGCGTCTCTGTTGCAGCCATTGAAAATGAATTTTATCATTCCGACGAATATTTGTCCAAGCTGCCAAGTTTAGACATAGGTACGAATTCGTTGCCCGCAGATATGCCTATCATGGCACACGCTGGTGAACGCATTATACCCCCTGCAGACAATCGGGAGCTAATGTCCAGACTAAGTAGCCCTGCTGCAAATAATGCAGTGTTGATCGCAGAACTGCGCGCCCAACGCGCAGAGAATAAAGAAATGAAACAAATGCTTGAGCAACATTTATATGCGATCGCAAAAACCAATCTTGCGACATCTGAAGCGATAGAGGATGCTGTAACAGGTAAGCGTCCACTCCAAACAGAAGTGGTCTAATATGCTAATTATTGAACCGATCGTCGTTAATGACTCCGTACTGACCACCTCAAATGTAGCAAAATCGGACCAGCGCGGCCTGGCTATGAAAATGATCGAAGACCAGTCGCTGGAAACGCAGGAGTCGTAATGTATATTATCGATCCAATCAAGATTACTGATCCTGGCTCATTCACGCGAGCCAGCACAGGCACTTATTACGATAGTGATGGTGTGGTTCAAACGGCAGCGGTGGACGTTCCACGTTTTGACTATGACCCGTCCGATCTGACTGCTGCGCCTGAGTTATTGATCGAAGCGGAGGCGACCAACGTCGCGCAGAGGTCTGAAGAGTTGGACAATGGTTTTTGGTCGCCGACGCGTGTAACGGTTACGCCAAATGCAACGACGGCTCCTGACGATGCGTCCACAGCAGATCTCATTACAGAAGATTCAACAGCGTCCGCGACGCACCTACTTGGTAATGCGGCTTCATTTAGTGTAACAGCCAATCAAAATCATGCCCTCTCGGTTTGGGTGCAATCTGCTATTGGCGGAAGAACTAGGTGCCGATTGGTGTTATCCCAGGGCGGCGATGAGGTTGGGATTAACGCCGACCTTGCAGCAGGTACGATCACGGAACACACGACTGGGAGCGGCATTGTCGCCTCATCTGAGATCGAAAGTTGCCCTAATAACTGGTTCCGTATTAGTGTGGCGGGGAAGTGCAATGCGACAGGCACGACGCTCCAAACTGTTTTATACCTCGCCGATGACACTGGCAACATTACGTACGACGGCAATGGTGCAGCCTCGATGTATGCGTGGGGCATACAGTTGGAGAACGACACTGCTTCCGCAACTAGCTACATTCCGACCACTAGTGCGTCCGTTACCAGATCTGCGGACGTCAACAATGCGATGCTGGTATCCAACGTGCTGGAAAATGATCATTCCACATGGGCGGCGTCGACCACATACGCGACAGGTGACCGCGTCATAGAGACGTCGTCCAGCTCGACTGTCACCATCAGCATCGCGTCGCCTTGTGTGGTGACGTGGACCGCGCATGGACGGGCACCAAACACAGCGGTGGCGTTCACGACGACTGGCGGACTGCCGTCCGGCATCACTGCGGGCGTGGAATATTACGTCATTGCGGTCGATGCCGACACGTTCAAACTGGCGGAAAAGGCCAGCGGTTCTGCCATGAACACCTTCGGGTCACAATCCGGCACGCATACCGCAAGGGCGCGGGTCCATAAAATCTACGAATCGCTGGCTGGCAGCCGGTCCACTGTAACGATGACGATTGCAAGTCCATGTGTTGTTACCTGGACCGCGCACGGGCTGGCCGAAGATACGCGGATATCGTTCACAACGACCGGGGGCCTACCTACCGGGCTGGTCGCTGGAACTGTGTATTACGTCCTTTCTCCAGCGACCGACACATTCAATGTCGCGGCGACGGCTGGAGGAGCAGCAATCAACACATCCGGATCGCAGTCTGGCACGCATACGGCGACCGCCACACCAGCGGCGAGCTACAACAAACAGCCTGCCATCAACACGTCTTCTTGGCAAGACCTCGGTTCAACGAACAGGTGGAAAATGTTCGACGAGCAAAATAATACCCAGACAGAGAATCCTGAATCCATTGTGGTCACAGTCAGCCCCGTTGAGATTGCCAACGGTGTCTATTTGGGCGGTGTTGAAGGCGACAGTGTCACCGTAACTGTCACAGATGCAATTGAAGGTTTAGTTTATAGCGAGGTCCAGAGTCTTATTTTATCCAATTCTGCTAGTAGTTTCTGGAATTGGTTCTTCAAACGCATTACTAGAAAGACAGTGTTCATATCTGCGCTGTTGCCCATGTACGCTAACCCAGTAATCTTAATCACGATAGATAAACCCGGAGGCGTGGCGAAATGCGGAATGTGTCGTTTCGGACAGACTGCGGAAGTCGGATTATCTGAGTATGGAGTCAGTACAACCATCAAAGACTACTCGACTACTCAGTTTAATTTCGATGGAACTAGCAGTACTGTGGAGCGCGGATTCTCTAAAATTATGTCTTTGGATGTGGTTCTTGACAACGATGTTATAGACTCTGTGCAGAATTTGCTTGCTAATTACCGCCAACGTAATGTAGTATGGGTACCTACAGACTATGAATCCAGTGTTATTTACGGGAAATTTTCAAGCTTCAGGAATGTTATTGAAGGGCCGACACATTCAAAGATGGCCTTACAGATTGATGGAGTAATTTAATGACAATTGATGCGTTACCGACACCGGGGCCAGACAGGACGCAAACACAAGCAGCTTTCGACGCTTCTGTGGCTGCGCTAATGACAGCGTGGCCGACTTTCATTACTCAAGCCAACGCGCTTGCTGCTGCAATGAATGCCATTGCTGCCGGCACCGCTTTCGCGATCCCATACACGTTCAGCACGACCACGGCCGATGCCGATCCTGGCGCGGGGCTCCTGCGTCTGGATCAAGCCACGCAGAATACCGCGACCGCTATCCGCGTGGATTTGCTTGGCTCTGACACCGGCGATTACACAGACTTAATCGATTCGTTCGATGCCAGCACCAGCACGGTAAAGGGAAACATCAGGCTGGTAAAGTTAGCCGACCCAACGAAGTGGATCGACTTCGACATAACAGCCGTTGGTGCTGAATCCGGCTACCGGAACCTCACTGTCTCGGTCGTGGATTCCAGCGCAGCCAGTCCCTTCACTGACGCTAACGAACTGCTGCTGCTGTTCACGCGGACGGGTGATAAGGGCGACACCGGGACGGCGGCGACGCAGACCGAAATGGAAGCTGCGTCCAGCAACACCGTGTTTGCAACTCCGTCGAATATGAAGTGGCATCCCGGTATTGCGAAAGCGTGGCTTAAATGCGATGCTGCGGGGGCAATTCAGGTATCGCACAACATCACGTCTATTACGGACAACGGCACTGGTGACGTTACGGTGACTATTGCAACAGATTTTAGCAGTGCGGATTTCGCCCCAGTTGCAACACCTATTTCCGGAGGAGCAACCTTTGTGCATATAAACCCTAGTGGTCTAGCTGCCGGGTCTTTTAATGCGCTTTGTCGAAACGATGCCGGGTCCGCCACTGATCCGTCAAACTGGTCGTTTGTGTGCTTCGGAGATCAATAATGAAAATCGCGATTAATCGCACTGATGGCGGCGCATCTCTGATGACGCCGATCTTTCCGGATCTACCGATGACGGACGACGAGCGCGCCGAGTTTATCGACACCATCGTTGAACAATGGAAGGCCGCGCAACCCGGACAATATATCAGTCATCATGAAATCGACGAATCAGAATTGCCGTCGTCTCGAACGGATCGTTCGCGGTGGGGTGTCGTCGATGGCCGCCTTGTTGCCGACGCGCTGCCGCCGACACGCGAACACCTAAAAGCCGCCCGCGCCGAAGCCGTCGCGCGCATCACCGTCACAACGTCCATCGGTAATACCTTCGACGGCGACGAAGACAGCCAGTCCCGCATGTCTCGCGCAATCCTGATCAGCCAAGCTACCGGCCAGACGGAAACCACATGGACACTTGGAGATAACTCGATCGTAACAGTTACGAGTGCTGAATTAATGGAAGCACTAGCACTAGCTGGGCAGCAGCAGTCCGAACTGTGGGCAATACCGTGAACATCAGTTTGTCGCGTTTTTCCGATGCGCACTTGGATCAAGGTCCTTGGAATACATGTATGCAGAACGGTATTGTTGAAGCGCTCGATTTACAAATGCGCCAATCTGGACAGGAAGTGACTCAACGGTCTCGACTGCAAAATTACACCGACACAAGCATAGCGCAAAATACATTTGGCACAGATTACGGCTCAGTACCTTACGTCGCCTTGGATCAAGCAAAAATGAAAGGCTTGGCTAGCGAATCGTCGTGGGAATATTCTGCCGAAAACTTGCACCTAGTTCCACCTTCGTCTGTTTATGCTGAAGCTGCCAATTATAAAATCACTTCCTATTCGGTTATTAACAATGAATACAGCTACACCAGCATAGCTCATACTATTCGCGGATGGTTAGCAGAAGGTAAGCCGGCCATTCTTGGATTCCGTGCAGGTAGTGCATTTTACGGGCAATCAGGTCCTCTGAATAGTCAGGTCAACCAATGGGACGGAGCCGAGTCCGGCACAGGGCACGCTGTACTGGTGGAACGCATGGACGATGGTTTAAACGGGGGTTCCTATGTCGTTAAAAACTCTTGGGCTAATTGGGGTGATAACGGGTACGGCACAATTAAATATTCACAGTTCATTGTGCAGAATAACGACTTTATAGGCGCCTACGCAATCAATGGTTTTGCTAGCGTTGATTGGACGTTTACTGCTCAGCGTACCAATGTGGCGGAACTCTACGTGGCGTTGTTAGATCGTCCACCAGATCACTCAGGTCAAGATTATTGGGCAGGGATTCTCAGCAGCGAATGCAGTGATGCCGATCTTGCTAACTATCTGTTATCCTGCGAAGAAGAGCAAATTGAATTCCCACCGTCGTCTACCAATGCATATTTTGTCGATAAAATATATGCTGATGCGTTAGGGCGTGAGGCTGACAACGAAGGTTTGGATTATTGGGTCGGTCTGCTTAACGACGGCATGAGCCGGGGTGCAGTAGTTGACGCAATTATCGATTGCACAAGACAGTACGTGAATGGTGCAAATCAGCAGCACGACGCTCTGGCTATTTATTCCAGGGATTTATTCAACAATAAATTAAACATAGCTATGTATTTTGGCGTCGCTTTACAGAGTGACGATCTAGATGCAGCCAGGGGTGCGTTTGACAACGTAACAAACGATGCAAATTCTGTCGAAATTGCAAAAATCGGCTTATACGATTACTACATTTAAAAAAAAAAT